GTAGCCTACCTCTAACAGCCCAAATATCCATAGGCTCTTCTCTGTGCAACAAATTAGCGTCACGGTTTAGTACTAACGAGTTACTCCGTTCATCGAGATAACGAAGTTTTAAACTGAATCCACATTTCTTCAGCGCTGATTCTCTTTTTCACTTACCCCCCTTGTGGAAGGATAAGACATTCACCGTAATATCACCAATGAGGAACGACAGAGGTAACGAGTTAAAAACCCATTGTCATTAAAGGATATGCAAAATGTTTGGTCTCCCGTTCGAGTTTATTTATACTTGTAGGTTTGATTGGCCATTTCTGTTTATCAAAAGAAGACAAATGTTTCGTTGCCCTCCCCCACAGTCGTCGCATCTGGTTCATAGACCGATCGTAACCACGTGAATCTCCACTACCGCAGAGACCCTCATAGCCCTTCTCAGCCCATGACTCATAACACAATGATGTGTACGCACAGCCGTATGTATCATCTCCACCATACTTCTCAAACTGCTCATCTTTCACTTCTGGATGTCTCCTTTTCAGCTTGTCCATAACCTCACGATGCAAATTGAATTCCGCATTCGTGACTACTTTAGGAACCTTTTCACCATCTAGATACATTTCTCTAAGCACCGTCACAACTCTCATTTCATGAGTAGTTCGGGTACTACTGATACCTAATCCACAAAAATGTTGTGGAATCCCGTAAGGAAGCTTCGCTTCCCTTAAGGAATCTCCATTCTTGTAGAGAAAATACCGATCTATGTCTATGTCTCCACAGTTACTCTTAAGTTCTCTGTACTTCTCCTGTAGCTCCAAAGGGTGAACTAAATCTCCCGACTCTCCCACCACGCTCCTCTTCAAACCGCAAGCTTGCCCCATATTTACAAAGGGCACAATCTTCCACTGGCCTGACAGGTAATCCAACTTAAAGAAACGGCTATTAACTGTGCCGAATTCCTTCGAGTCGTACGATTTACCTACACTCTTTGTCAAACCCATCACCATACCAAGACCTTCCCAGATCTTAGGATAGCTAGGACTCTTATAAAGAGTAAAGCAATCGTCCCCGTTGACCCACGACGGTAAATCGCGAAGTGCAATGGTCCGGTCGTGAGCTATTTCATAGCTCTCCCGAATCAAGGTTATGTTAGCGAGACAAAGAAAAACAAAGCTTATAATACTGCCCATCAACTGTCCCCGAGCTTGCGCTCTGATTTCACCATGCTCACTGATATATCCATGCCCGGTCAATGCTTTTAGCATTAACCAGTGTAGATCTGTCAAATCCTCCCCACTCTGTTCCTCCCACACTCGAATCAACTCGGCACATAACACCTCACTGACCCAAGAATGGAGCTCGTCCGTCGCCGCAGAATAATCTCCCGAACTGAAACGACACCCTTTATCAGGGCGCCCGAAACGTCGGTTTATCAAATCCTCGGTAATGGTCCTACCCGTCAACTCAAACTGCCAGAAACGCTGTAAGCGCCTCCACATGAATTTCTGGATAGGCTTTAGTACGAAATAAAGTCGGGGTGGACCTTTAGAGATTACACGAATCTTCAAAGCTTCCTTCAAACCAATCGCCTCTACTAACGCTTCTTCGTCACGCGCTTTCAAGAACTGCATGCTGTAGAACTGTTTGTACCTCTCCAAAAAATCTCGTTCATCAATCTCGATGCCCGGTCTCTGGTCAAAGATACGCCCATCCTCAGGATCGTACATGAAGGTGTCATCGACACCCTTCCTTCCGTAATGGAGGGAAAGGTAATCTTTAACACCCGTCAGACACACCTTCGACGGTAACTTCATTCCACGAAAACACTGACGTGCCTCTTTATCAAGGAATCCTAACCCTCCACCCTTCCGACAACTTCGATTGAAGTTTGCCGAAAGACTTGGAAGTTCGGGGTTGATCACAAGCCACGCTTTGTTCCACGGTTCTTCAGGATTGTCCTGGTCTTCATCAGAGAACACCTCTCGGATTGTACGCTCTAAGCCACGACACAACTGCTCCTTGTACGTTTTATCATAACAAGAAGAGAAGTAATTGTCCATCATAGCTTCAGCTAGGGTCCAATCATCCCAGTCCACATACTCAACTCTACCAGATAGATTAGAAACTACTTTTCTTTTATAAATGTTTTTTTTACATAGTTCCACACCACCTCTCGATGAGTAGCTTTCTAGAACACTAGATAGTTGTTCTTCTTCGTTCGGAGCCAAGCAGCCGTAATAGTCCACTTGCGGTTTCGGAGTCGTCATTATGATAAACGCTTTCTCCTCTGCCTTCTTTACCATTTCATCGGTCGGTCTTTCCATCCCTTTCTTCGACATCAAAATCGATACGCAGAAAGAGAGAAGACGCTTAGGGTCATCTCTACGCAGTTTCCTCACAAACATATGGAAGGGTCCACCGAAAAGGACTTCAGGTCGTTCGGTAAACGGTGCCTCAGGTCCATCCCATTTACAAATAGGGAGTTCCTGCTGCATCCATGCTGAGAAGAAGGCGGCATTTTTGTACTTAAAATACTCAACGAAGTTTATGCCCATTGAGAACTCCAAGGAGTGACACCAGACAGCGGTCTTGGTTACGGCACGTGCTAGATTTCTAGTTTCATGTTCTGAAAACCGAAAACCGTATAGATAGAAGATCTCCATCCACACCTTTACACACTTGACAATAGAGCTTACTGAAGAAAGATCGGTCACGATTTGTACGCGCAACGCGGCTCTCACGACTTTCATTACTTCTTTCAAAGGAGTCATGCTTTCTTCAGGGATTTCACGATTAACTCGCCCAGCATTTTTTCCATCGCTGGCGACCCAGACTAAATCTTCCGGATCGAGTTCCTCCCCGCACACGGGCCCACCAAATTCCAAAAGGTGGGGGTTCTCGCAACGTAGTTTAGCATATGTGGTTTTACTAAACATG